GCTCATTATTGCTTTCTGTATCAATATCTGAGCTATTTGTTTCAATATTCCAGCAAAAGCTTCTTTTAATGTTTTAGTTCCTTCAATTAATCCTGTAATTGCATTAGTTATTCCTGTTGCAAGTGTATTTTTAATTTGTTGAACAATTTCAAGTTTTTCTTTCCATGCTTGATTATCTCTAACATTTGCTTCTATTGCTGTTCTATTAATATCAACTGTCTTTCCATAAGTATCTTTTATTTGCTTTACTCTTTCGTCTACTTCTTTTTTGATATTTGCTTCTTTTTCCCCTAGTCGTAAAACATCTTGCATGTACTCTGTATTTTTTGTAAGATCTTTTGTTGCAGCTTCTGTAGCCAGTAAAGTATTTTGTTTTCTAGTAAACGCTTCTATTTCTTTATCTGCTAATTTGTTAACTTCTTCATTAATTTTTTGATATTCAGCTCTTAATTTTGTAACTTCTTCATATTGTTTTCGACTAAGACCTAATCTTGTTCGCTCTATCTTTTCTGAATAACCTTGTGCATCTGGCAATGTAGTACCAGCACCGAAAGAACTTAATTGAGCTTCAATACCTCTTTGTTGACTAAATTTACTTGTTAACTCTTGACTTTTATCTGGACTCATTAAAAATTGCTTTCTACTTCTTTTCTTAGCAGGAGCACTAAAATTATCCGCAATATTATTTAATCCATCTGTTATACCCATTTTTTCAGCAGCAATAGCAAGACGAGCAAAAATTGAACTCATTAATTTACTCCAAGCATTCGCCAAATTATTTGTTGCTTCACCAAATTTCTTTAAAGCATTAACTCCGTTAACTCCTACGACATTATTTAATTCATTAACAGCAGCATTAAATGCAGCTTGTTTTCCTCTTGCTTCTTCTATTAATTTAATCCTTACCGCTTCAGCCGTATTTGATAATCCTGCTGCTTTTGTTACTTCCTCTATATTCTGACCAAACGCTGTTAATGCTTTTCCAAGTCTTGCTGTACTTGCAACCATTGTCGTTACAAGTTGATCAAACTGTTGACCTATTGCACTAAAGAAGATTTGAGCACCAAAGCCTTTCCCTCCCTTTTGTGCTATTGCTCCTCCAACTCCACCAGCGACAGCACCAATTCCACCACCAAAGAGAAGAGGGAAACCAGCTCCAAGCATTAAGTTTTCAGCTTTTTGCGCTCTTATCTTCTTCCAGTTCTTAAGTCTTTGCTTTGCCTTATTGTTCGTTCTATCTGCTGCCTTTTCAATCTTAACTGCATTTTTCTCTTGATTTCTCATCTCTTTATTTATCAACCTCTCACCTTTTAATCTTTCTTGGCCTAATTGAACTAAACGTCTATTTTTTCTTTCTAGAGATTTAATCATTACATCTCTGGCTGAAGCAGTTCCTGTTCCCCCTAATCCTTGTGACCATTCAGAGAAACCACTTCCTGCTCTGCTTGCTCTACTTGCTCCAATGTTTTGAACAAGACTTCCCTTATTTTTTCCAGTAGCAGCTAATTTTTTCGTTGTTTCTTCAGCCGAATGACCAAGAACCTTAATAGCCTTGGTATTAAGTTTTAATTGCTGTTCTTGAGATTTAAACAACCCATTTGTAATTTTTAAAAGACCATTAGCAGCTTTAGTACTTACACCAAAATTAAACATTCCTGCTGTTGTCTTCTTAACTGCTCTTTCTGTCTTCATCAATTTCTCAATTGCACCCCTTAATCCTTTCTCTCCAAAAATCACCCACGCAGCACCCAACGCAGCGACAAACGCAGGATTCATTACATTTACAGCCGCTACTCCTTTAGCTGCTGCGACAAGACCTGCCATTGCAACTTTTGTATCAGCTATCCCTTTGGCAGCCAGACCCATTCCTGGGATACCTATTTTTGCTCCAGCACCTGCCGTCATTCCTGCAAAACCCATCGTTTTAGAACCTAATGTTCCTAATGCTCCTCCTACAGCAGTATTAGAAGCCATTCCTAATCCTGCTAATCCGCCTACTCCTCCTGCTATCAAACCTCTTCTTTCCATCGCCCTTCCAGGTCTTGCTGCTTGAACTGCTTTTCCTCCAAGATTTCCTGCTATTCCTCTAAGTCGCTCACCTAAACTTATAGATTTTTCTTCTTTAATATTTATCTTGCCCATTATTAATTCTCTTTGCCTTAACTCAGCATTAATAGCTTTTTGTATACTTCTTACTCTTGCTGCTGCAACTTTATATTTTTCATCAGTACTTAATAATCTATTTTGAATACCTTCGGCTTCAGTAAGTAAATTCTTTAATCCTTCTAAACCACCTGCTTCTCCTGCTGCTGCTGTTAACGTAGAAGTAGGAGTCCTTGCTCGTTCATTCGTTATTATTTGATCCATTATTCTCTTCCTTGCCATCAACTCGGCATTTAAAGCTTTTTCTACTGCTCGGACTTTTTCAGACGAAGAGACGTATCCTAAATTTGTTGAAATTAATTTTGATTGAGCTGCTGTAACTTGATCTAATAATTTTCTAAGACCAACAAGACCACCACCTTTGGCAGACTGTATTCGATCAAATATGGTTAGTTCGCCTTTAGGAACTTTAGTTTGAAAAATAAATTCACGAACGGCTTTCTTTGCCTTATTTACGTTGGCAACAAATCCAGTTAATTGTTTCTTGACATTAAAAATTTTAGAACCAAATAACGTGTACGCACCAACACCAGCAATTATTGCGCCTGTTAAAGCTGGATGAGCAGCCGCAGCTCCTAAAACCGTTGCTTTATGCGCTAATAATTTCCCTGTTGATATATCTGCCGCTTTCCCAAAAAGATTAAAAGGAACCGATGTCTTTCTTAAGGCTTGATCAAGTGCCGTAACGCCAGCATTAGCAGCAACAAGTCCTGCTCCTAAACCAACAATACTAGCCCTTACATATCCACTAGCTTTTGCAACACCAGTAGAAGTAGCTTGTAGTTTTTTAAGACTAGCTGCTGCTTTATCTGCCCCCCTACTGACTTGAGTAAAACCTTTTCCTCCTTTCCCTCCTATCTGATCTAGTTTTTTTTCTATCCTGTCTAAACTTTTAAATAAACGCTCAGTAGCAGATTTTATTGCACCATCTTTTACCTTAAATTCTATTAGCCTGGTATAAGACTCTGCCACTCCTCTCGTACCAAACAATATTTCCTATCTTACCTTGTTTGAGTTCTACTAGCACTACTTCGTTGAACAGAATCTCTGTCTCTTTCCATCTCGTCACTCTGAATTTTAAAATAAGCAGCCCAACCAATCATCTCTTCCCTTGTCAAAACTTGCGATAATTGCATGACTGTTGTCCCTAACTCTTTGGCTAGGGAAAACATAAACATCCAGTCACCATTAGCTTTTCAAATCAGCTTCCGCTTCTTCTACCTCCTTATCTGCACCAGATTCAAGCATGGCTAATTGAATTTCTTGAAGAATAGATGCTTCAACTTCTCTACGAAGAGTTGCTTTGTCTCCATCAGCAAAAAGTCTTTTACCATCTTTAGATAATGCTTTTTGAAGCATTAAAGATAATGCAAAATCATTAGCATCTTCTGATCCTGTCTTTTTTTGAATAGTTTCTCTTTCTGCAATCGTTAACGGATGCCAAAAGACAGACAAAACAACTTCGCCATCTTTCTTTACATCATGTTGGTATAACTGGCTTACACCAAACTTGTTGCTTAAAAGCTCAACGGCTCTCATAGAAGAATTTATACATTATTAGTATAGTAACTCAAATTTAAGCGTTTGCGGAAAATTGACAGGTAATCACACCTAAATAATGTGATTCCTGCTCATCATCAACCCCCCCAGGCCCAACGATGTCATTTGTTCTTGGTTTACAGCTAAACGTATCCGTATAATTTGCAGCATTAACAGAAGTTAAACCATCTATAACAGATTCACTAATTGCTGCTAAAACAGATGTTCCTTTATTCTTAGGAACATAAACGCTGCACTGAATAAACCCACTGTAGTAATCACTTGATGCACCTTGATTTTGAACTGTTGATTGACCAAAATTAACCCCCATCACCACATATTTTTTAGTTTTCCCTGGTTTTGTGTAAGGGACATTCTCATAAATCATATTGACTGTTGCATCAGCAGCAGCAACAGCATCAGTGACAGCCTTTTCAAAAGCAGCTCTAGCGTTAACAAGTGTCATAATTTCAAGAAGCTGGTACGACCTGCATCATCAACATCTCCACCAACTCTAATGTCAGCACGTTTATCAGTAAAGATTCTATCAATTTTCTGACTTAATCCTTCTTTAAAAGTTCCAGATCCTCCTAAAAGATATGAAAAAATTTGTGATTTAGGTGAAACAAGAGCTTGAGGAGCATATTTAGCTGTATTTCCAATAAAAACAGACTTATTTATTTTGAAATTAGTCGGAACAGGATGTCTTTGTTCTATTACAGATTTGAAACCAGGAGCAAGTTTATTTCCTTGTGTCTTAATTTTTGCCCATTTAGGGAAATTTTTTCGTTCATCATTCCTTGCAGGTCTATTTAAACCTGCCTTCCAACTAGAAGCAAAAAATCCAGTTAACACAGGACTAACACCTCTTTTTTGTCCATCGCTTGTCAAATCACTGACAACAGAACGAACAAAACTATTTAGTTGAACTTCTATCTCATCAGTTAAATCATCTTCAATCATCTTTGCAAAAGCCTTTGCCTTCATTTCTGTTGGCATCCTTCTCCGCTTTGCCCTTCTTCTAGTCATCAGAACCTCACTAACAACGTAAATAAGTAAGCTTGCCCACCTTTCTTTGTATCTATATCAACGATTTGGGCTGTTTGACTTGCTCCTGCATAATTCAAAATCACTTCATCTTGAAAAGTAGGTTGATTATTCCCTATCAAATCAGGAGTGATATATAACTTGGCTTGCCTTAATTCTCTCCCTTCACTTTCCTCCGATTTTATAAATTCAATTGGAACTTTTATATCTGCATAAGCTGTATCTGTTGTCGCTAAAGAACCAGTAGCAGTGTTATAAGTACCAGCCACTTTCCTTGTGTAAGTGATTGTTGTATCTAAAGCCGAGCCAAGATCAGCAACAACCTGCTTGGCTAATGATTTAAATGCTGTGTCTAATGATCCTGCCATGATTAACCTCTAACAACTCGAACTTGGTAACTACCAGAACCACCAAGTGCATAAGCACCAAGATAGGACTGAAGCCAAGGATAAACATCAAACACATTGTTGATTGTTCCAACACCTTGGCTATCAGTATTGTATTTAACTTCGATATCCCCTAGTTTGACTTCCTCATAAGTACCATCAGTGCCTTTATTTCCTGTAATAGCGTCTGTCTCATTTGCCAACGCTCTTGCAAGTTCATATTGGGCATATTTGATGCTGCTGGGAATGGCTGTGCAGACAAGCTCAACATCATCGACTGTGTAATTATTTCGGGGCCACTTAAGGGCTTGGCCTTCGTCACATCTGTCGCCTAGAAAGTTCAGGCTATCTATCCACCGACAAGCAGAAATTAAAGATCTATTCTTCTGATCATCTGTTTTGTTTGTCCAGGTTGAAGAGTCTGGAACAGTTTCAAAATAGCTATTAGCGTCCGCTAAAGTAACGTAGCTATTAGAAGACGCTCCCTTAAGCGTGGCAGAGATTGTTGCAGCCACAATAAAATTAATACATTTCTTCTTTATTGTAGCGTCATAAAAAACCCCCACCAAATAAATGATGAGGGTTTATTCCATTCCCTAGTGATTTAATTATAAAT